GCTCTCGGCCTTACTATTGCCGCTTCAGGATCTAGTTTTAATATTTCTGTAGAAAACTTTTCAGGAACTAAAAGCCCTCCAGAGGCTCCATCTTCCATTGCCATATTTCTTAATTCTTTTACCCGAGAGTCATTTGGCTCATATCTAGCGTGATACAAAAAATCTCCAAGGTTTTTGAATTCTCCATCTTTTGGCATGCCTTCTCTACCTTCGCCGCCGTTATCATCTTCTGGAACAGGTGGTCTTATAGCTGAATTTTGAGTCTGAGAGTTATAATCTCTCACTCCTTCTAAAGCAGTAATTCTTTCTATTTTTTTGCGAACTTCAGAATGTTCTTTGGCTAATTCATCATATTCTTTAGCTTCTGAATCTTTCATTTGAAAATCTTCGCCGGCTAATTCTTCCATTCTTTCTTCTATTTCTGCTAAACGCGCTCTTAATTCTTCAAGGGTCATTCTCAATCAACTCCTAATAATATATTGTGGTGTTTTATTCTTTTTAATTCTTTTTTTCTTTTTTCTATAACTTCATGATCATTGTTTTTGTTTTCAAGATGCCTTTTATAGACATCTTCTTTAGATTTTAAGCCAGACTCTGAATTTGGATACCAGGGAAAAGTAACTGGACTTACATCTCTTAATTCTTTTACTTTAATTATTGTTCTAACTGGAATATCTCCAGTCTCATCCCATTCTTCGATATCAACTTTAAATTGAAATGAGGATTGATTTATATCTCCTCTTTTCATAGATTCCATTAAATCGGCAGCATAAGTAGTATTTGGAGGTTCAATTTCATAATATAAACCTCTTTCATCTTCTTTCAACTGTAGAGTTCCTGATTTATTTCTTCCTAATAGCAAATTAGCATCGTGGTTTATTAAAGCTCTTACATCTGATGTTTTTAGTGCTTCTTCAAATGCTCCAGGCGCTATTTTTTCAATAAAGCCCCATGTTTCTGGAGCTGGGTCATCAAATAAAGCTGCATAGCCAACAATTTTTTTGCTATTTTCTTCTTCGGCTTTGATTTCAAAATTTGTTTTTACTAATCTAGATTCAAATCCTTTTCCCAAGTGATTCACCTCCTTTAACCTGGGCTAATCCCACATTCGCACCCTTCATGTAATGGAGGATGACCTATGTTGCTGGATACCTGCATTTCTCCTTCAGCTTCTTCTGGATTCAAGCTTTCTCCTGCGCTCAGAAAATCGCTTTCAATTCCAATTCTTTTGCCATTCATTTCAATGCAATATGGACAAGGGTCGTTACCCATTGTCACCCATATTAGTTCTGAAATTCCTGCAGCTGAAAAAGCAAATTTGCTAAAAGCACCAGCACTTTTAATACTTTCTTGTTTAGCTACTTTATTCGGTCTTTTCTCTTTCCACTCATCGAGCCGTTGCTCAATTAACTCAAGTGGATCTTGATCTGAATTTAAAGCTTCTTTAACTAATGCATTTAACTGGTTTTTTGAATAACTACTATATCTATAAGAAAAAGACTCAATATACTTTTCAATAAAGTTATCAAGTCCTTTGATGTCTGATAAATCTTCTATATTTACTTCTTTGCCCGCCTCTTCTGCAATAGCTTCTGCCATTGTTTTAATTGCTGGTTTCATTGAATTTTTTATTTCTGTTTTGAATTTTTCATAAAACTCTTCTAGCCATCTTTGAAAACCACCTGCATTTCTTTCTGATAATTCTTCAATTGCTTTATCCCTAACAATTTTAACTTCTTTATCAACCATCTGTTCAGCAGAATTTTTTATTACTTTTTGATATCTTAACGCAATATTTCTTCTTCCGGCAGCTGATCTTCTAGCTTTCATTTCAATTTTGTTTTTTTTTACAGATTTGTTGCTTCTATCATTTATTTTAGGGTTATCAGCATTTAAAGGAATTAAATTTAAAGGAATAAATGTTTGGTCTCCACCTTCTTTAGGATTCATATTTTCTTTTTCTCTTGCATCGTTTGGACTTAAGAAACCATTTTGAATACCTTTGGAATAAGCGTTATATCTGCTTTCAATATCCCCTCTTAATAAAGCATCTACAAGAAACTCAGCAAAATAAGAATTGTTTTTAATTAAATCTTTTTGTATTTGTTGTTCAAATCTTTTTAGCCAAGGAGTTAAATAATAAATAACGAATTCTAAAGATTGCTGCTCAATATTTGAAAAAGTTGCTCTTTCCATATCTTTAAGCATATGAGGAGGTATGTTAAACCAACGAGCTATTTCAGTTATTTGAAATTTTTTGCTTTCTAGCATTTGCGCATCTTCTGGAGAAATTCCAATTTGTTTCCAAGTTAATCCTTCTTCAAGAATCGCAATTCTATGAGCATTATCTAATCCACCGTGTTTCGATTCCCAGTCTTTTTTAAGATGATCATGAGCGGGATCCGACAATTCACCCGGATGTTCTAAAACACCGCTAGGTGTACCATTGTTATCAAAAAATTTAGCACCATATTTTTCAAGAGCTAAACCTGTTCCTATAGATTCTTTCATCAATTGGATTAAATTAATCCCTTTCACTCCATTGTTGCTTCTGCCTGGCACATGAAATACTCTTTTTGAAGGAAGCTTTACCCCTTTTCCACCTGGCAAAACAGTTTTATAGTATAGTTCTTGAGTCTTTTTGTCCCTTTCCGGCCATGTTCTGTCTGGCAGTAACGGCCATAATGCTTTAACTCGGTTAGCATTATCATATTCTATTTCTGCATAAGCGTTTCTGTAAGTCAATAAGTGTCCCATTAAAGTTTCCCTAAACACAAATGATGTCATTTCTGGGTTTGGTTGATCGTGTAAAATTTTATATAAATGATGAGTGGTCGCTTTTTCTTTACCTCTAGGATCTAATCTTTTATATATATTAAGAGGTAACATTGCTGCAATTTCAGAATATATAGTAATTGCATTATGAACAGCTGAATAAGTAATAGCATTATCTTCATTTACATTGACACCGCTTGAAGTTGGTCCAGAGAACATATTTAAAAGCCATTGACCTGGACTATTTAAACTGCTTATATTGCTTTTTATACTTGATATAATACCCATCAATTACCACCTTCCCAAAACCAACTAGCCAGCATTAGTATTATTCCTATTACTGTAAGACTAAGCGCCGGGCTCCATAACCATAAACCAGCACCTGAAATTATCATTCCTATAAAAAATACAAAATCATTAAAATTTATATTCACATTCAGATCACTCCCTTCTAAAGCGTTCTGATACCTCTTTCTTCATAAACTGATTTTTTAGGAGGTTCATTTACCATTGCTCTAACATATCCATTTACAACAGCTGCAATTGGATCAATCCTTTGGACTGATTTATCTTTATCAAGCTGAATATTTTCATTATGGTCTTGACGAGTAACCGCATTTCCTATAGCCCATGTTAAAACGGGATTATTATCATGGATTACATTTTTAGTATAAACTTGAGCTCTAAAATCTTTTGTAGGTTCGCTTAAGGTTTTTACACCCTGTCTTATTTCAACCATTTCATAACCATAATCGGCTAATTCCTGCGCAAATTGAGTAGCTTGATACGGGTCAAAACAAATTTCATTAATGCTCCATTCTGATTTCTTTTCTTGTTCTATAATGTAGTCTGTTATATATCTATAATCTATAGTTGAGCCATCTGTTAGAGTAATCCAACCTTGTTTAACCCATAAATCATATTCTATTTTATCTGTTTTTAATTTTTCTTCTAATCTATCTTCAGGCAAAAAAGAATGAGATTTAACTACTATTTCTCCCGAAGGCAATAAAAATACAAATCCTACACTTGTTAAATCTAATTTGGTTGATAAATCTAATCCTAAAAACACTGTTGCATCTGATAAATCTGGTATTTCCTTGTTACCACAAGACTTCCATTTACCTAAATTCATGTAGCCATTATCTTTTGCATTAACCCAGACATTCATATTTTTAGTAAGAAAGTTTTTCATTTTTTCAGGAACATCTAAGGCAGTTTTTAATTCGCTTTTTAAATAGTTTATACCTTCATCATAGCTTGCTAAAATTGGATTAGCTTTTATCCAGCTGCTTTCGTCTTTTATATCATCTACAAGTTCTCCATCTTCATTTTTATCGAGCTCATTAACCATTACAAAGTATTCTTCATTGTTAACTGGGTTGTTTGGATTTAATATTTGTGATATATATTTATATTCGACTCTGTAGCATGGATTGCTAATTTCAAAACCAGCTGTTGTGATTGTCATTAATAAAGGCTGTCTCCTAGCCCCCATTCCAGAAACTAATATGTCATATACTTCTGATGTTTTGTGAGCATGATATTCATCAATAATTCCGCATTGAGGATTTAAACCGTCTCCAGTTTTCTGGTCCTCTTTGGATAATGCTTTCATAAAAGAATTTGATTTAGGGTGAATAATTTTTCCGTATTTTGTTTCAAATTTATTTGCAAAATCACTTTTAGGATAAATCATATTAGCTTCATTCCAGACTATTTTAGCCTGGTCTGATTTTGTGGCTCCGATATAAACTTCGCTTGCATTAACTTTTAAGCCTGCAGTTTCATATAAACCAACAATTGATAGATCTTGCGACTTAGCGTTTTTTCTGCCGACTTGCCAGTATCCTTTTCTGAATCTCCTATACCCAGTTTCATTATGATACCAGCCATATATATTTCCAAAAATAAATAATTCTATAGGCGCCGGATCTTTATATTCTCCGGCTAATATTCCTTTTGTATGTTTAAACTTTTTCATAAACCTAAAAAACCGCATAGCTTTATCATTATCAAAGATATACGGGAAGTCTTTTGTATTTTCTTTTTCTAAATCATTCAGAAATCTTTGACAAGCCCATTTGTGCTTTTGACAGCTAGGTACTTGGTCATTAATAACTTGCTTTGAATACTCAACCAACAAATCTTTTAACTCCACAATAATCACATCTCTTTATATATCGCTGAATTCTTCATCCTCAGCTTCATTATCAGCTCCTTCAAAATTTATTGCTAAACTAGCTCTGGCTGATGGAGTTAATCCAAACTCTTTCAGCATATCTTTTATGACTTGATAATTATCTTTTTTTACCTGCAGCGCTGGATGTTTGATAGTGTTTGTTTCACCTTTGGTGTTTGTATATTTAATAGTTGTTCCTTCTTTTCTTAATTGTTTTACTGCATCTACATATTCGGATACAGCTTCACAATATAAAGCTAAAGCAGTTGTATCTATATTAGAAAGCAGGTCCAATCGTTTTAGTTCTGGTACTATTTTTCTCCATTCTCGCTGAGCAATAGTATCATGCTTAAGCCAGTCGGGGCGATCAATGTCATCAGATTTTGGCCTTAATTTTTTTTCCGCTTTTTTTCTTTTTTTAATTTCTTTATTACTGCGGTGCGGTTTTTTACCGCCCTCTATTACGCTAAGCGAAATAGGTTTTGCGTTTCTGGACATTTTTTCACCTCCAACTTATTTAAAAGGGATATGTTGAAAAGGGGATTTTGTATACGCTAAGCTGACGCCGCGACAGAAATTCGTCAGATTACAGGGATTTTACCCGCCCTCCCCCT